AATATTTTAAAAAAAACAGCAATAATCGAAACGAGCATCGGACCAAGTGGCGTGGTGGACAGGGAGGTTCCGGGGATCAGGCTGATCGCCAGCGGGGGGATCTCCACAATGGAAGAGTTGCCTGAATTGGCAGCACAGGGCTGCGAGGGTGTTATTATTGGGAAGGCCATCTACGAGGACCGAATTAGTTTAAAAGCATTGGAACACTATATTGTTGGGAATTCATGAGACAGGAAAACATTGCCATACAAGCCCTTGTTGAGAGCCTGATTTTCCGACTGGATGAGAAAACTCAGCGAAGGACTTCTAAAGGAGGCGAATAGATTGTGTGGAGGCCCATTTCATGAAGGACTGCTTTTAATGCGTAAGGAATATTTAGTGAATCTCTTGAATGCAGATAAAGAGCAGGATTTCAGGCACTTACAAGGTGTTATTAAGAGTTTAGATGAAGTTATAGGGATTATAGAAACAGCAAGAGAAACCATTGAAAACGGGATGAAGCATAAGCCCGACATGAACAAGAGTTTTTAAGGCTGAGCATAAGGCCAGCCTGATATTGCCCTAGCCACGAGCAGGGCGGGAGGCAGCAAATGGGTAGTTCAATGAGTCCTGTAGAAAGAGCGGAAGCCGAACTGGAAATGGTGAATCGGTTGATGGCTGGTGAGCCTGAAGAAGAGACCACCGATCAGGAGACTGAAGAAGCCGTTGTCAAGTCGGACGAAATTTCTCAGGAGGCTGGTGAACCCAGCAAAAGCGAAGAGCAGGAAAAGAGCGAGCAGAAAGACGAGATTGATTACGAGCAGAAGTGGAAGTCTTTTGAGGGCATGTACAGCAAGGCAATGCGTCAGATTGATGAATTAAAGGCGCAGAATCAGGAATTAAACAGTCAGGTCGAGGCCTTAGCTTCTCATGCACAAGATGACAACCAACCTTCTGGAAATGTGATTAAAGATGGTGCGTCAAAGGCAGATATTGCTGAACACTTGAAGGCGCTGTCGAGCGAGTACGGAGACGATTTTGCCGAAGCCCTTGGAAGTGTAATGAAGGGCATTGCGGGGCAAGAAGTCAGTGGCCTCATGAGTGAGGTCGATAAGCTCAATAGTCGGATTGACAGTGTCAGCAAGATTTCTGAGACCGAAAAGCGTAACAACTTTAAGCGCGACCTCACAAGCAAAGTTACAGACTGGGAAGAAATATTCACCTCAAACGACTTTGCTATGTGGCTCGATTCAAACAGCGAGTCCTTATCTGGACGCTCCTACCAAGATCTTTTCGCTGAAGCAAACAACAGCTGGGACTTAAACCGAATGGTTCGGTTCTTTGAGTCCTATAAAAAAGAAACTGGAAGAGCGCCAAACGAAGAGAAAGCGAAGCCAAAAGAAGATCCCAGAGCGAATCAAGTTGCTCCGAAAAGGGGTTCTAGCTCGGCAAATACTCCGCAAACTGCTCCTGAAGAGATCGTCTGGAATGTAGCAAAAGTAAACGCATTTTATGAAGCTCTGCGAAGGGGTGAATTTGAGGGAAGAGAAGAAGAGGCACAAAGACTTGAGGCCTCCATATTTGCCAAGCAAAAGGCTTCCTAGATTGACGGTGGTGGCTCTTAAACAAATAGGAGACCACAATGGCTAACTTAGGAATTTGGGCATCAGCGGATCATTACGATTTAACTGGTTCTGACGGGACGAGTAATTATACTCCGATCCTCTATGCCAACAAAACTCTGATTAAGTTTTATAAGACAACCGTATTTGGCGATATTGCCAATACCGATTACGAGGGGATGATCAAGTCCATGGGCGATAAGGTTCTTATCCGCACCGTGCCTGATGTCACCATCAACGACTATTCAAAAGACTTGGATCTGACCTACGAAGCCCCTGAAAGCGATTCTGTCGAGCTTGAGATCAACTTGGCAAAATACTATGCCTTGAAGATCGACAAGGTTGACGAGGTTCAGAACGACCTGAAGTTGATGGACAGGTGGACTGACGATGCTGGTAAACAACTGGCGATTGCAATTGATCACAGCATTATGACAACTTTTCATACCGCTGCCGATCCTGCGAACAAAGGTAGTTTTGCTGGTGCTGTTTCTGGCGATGGAAGCACAAAGGGGTATGATCTCGGCACTGACGCAACTGCTAAAGTCGTCACCAAGGACGACATTGTCGATTACATTATGACTGCAGAAGCTGTTCTGAGCGAGCAGAACGTTCCAGAAGACGAAGGTCGCTGGCTAGTTCTTCCAACTTGGGCATGTATGCTTCTCCAGACTTCTGACTTGCGTAGAGCAGATAGTACTGGCGCTGCTGCCGCGAATGAAGTTCTTCGCAACGGCAAGTTGGGTCGTTTGGGTAATTTCACTATCTATCGCAGCAACCAACTGCCAGTTCTTGGCGATGGTACTGCCATTCCTTTCGGCCATAAATCTTCCCTGACTTTTGCAAGCCAGTTGGTTGATACCGAAATGCTTCCTCACCCGACCAAGTTCGGAAAAATCATGCGTGGTCTGCAAGTTTACGGCTGGAAAGTCGTTAAACCTCAAGCACTTGGGTACATGAACTTAAAAATGTAGTTTAACCAAGTAATTTCTGTAGGGGGCTGGCTTTGGCTGGCCCCCTTATGGAGAATTAAATGTCTAAAAAATATGAACTCGTTTGGAACAATGAGCTTTGCCATTACAACGGCTACATCAAGGGCATGGAACAGTTGATCAAAACTGGTTACCTGACGAAATGCCATATCGATATGGACAGAGCAGAAGAAGCGTTACGTTCAAGGGAGCGGATTGACGATGAGTTCGTCGCTTCTCGTGGCGATAAGGGCTCTCCCGATGAGATGCTTAAGATTATTGATGCCATCAGCAAACTTGACCCTGACGATAAAGCACATTTTACCGCTGGCGGCCTCCCCAATGCAGTTGTTTTGTCTGAAAACCTTGGGATGCGTGTCACTTCTGCTATGAGAGACGAAGCTTGGGCTGCATTTAACGGCTAACAGGAGTCACCATGGCAACAGTACAGGACATATTTAATAGGATTGCTCCACGGCTTGGGGCGACACCTCCAGTAGACACGTTTGTTAATGTGGTTGCTACTGTTGTCTACCATATTGACAAGAGGCTTCTGGCAAACAGATCCAATATTATCAAACAAGAATTCTCTCTGAGCTTTGCTGCTGATACTGAGAGCGTCTTAGTCCCTGAAAACCTAATCGGGGCCAATAAAACAGTTATGGCCACAAAAGATAGTGATGGTTCCAAGCGTGTTCTTGACCTTGTTAGCGATGATGAGCGCTGGCGTTTCTCGGAAACTGGATCTCCTAGGTACTATGATTTCATTGGAGATTATCTCTACCTCTACCCAACCCCGAATTCAGCTTTCACTGTTAAATTTATGGGCTTTGGCAGAACGATAATCACGGCGATGACGGACAATATTCCCTACAACGGTCGCTTTGACAACGTTATAGCCGAGCTTTCACTGTTGTTCGGGGCAAGCCCAATCACCGCAGCAGTTGACCAGACAATTCAGGCGATGGTGACCAAGGAAGTTGACATTCTGACCACCAGAAGAAGTGACAAGGGCATCGGATTCTACTTCGATCTATAGGATAAGATATGGCACTGACAGTTGGAACAATCATCACCTCTTGCGGAAACACGTTACAGGATGCTTCGGGGGTAAGATGGACTGAAGCAGAGCTTATTGATTACGTAAATGCCGCAATAACAGAGATTCTTCACTACAAGCCCACCGAATATGTTGTCAGGGACTCCGTATTCCTAGTTAAGGGGACAGTCCAGACAATTCCAGCAGATGGTGTAACGGTTATTGATATCGTGAGGAATATGGGGGCTGATGGAGCGTCCGTTGGGCCAGCGCCAAATGCTGTGTCTCTTGAGGCTTTAGATGTGTCTTTACCTGACTGGCACTTGGCAACCCCAAGCAGTACGGTGAAGATGTATGCTTATAGCCAATTGAATAAAAAGAGCTTCTACGTTTATCCTCCGCAGCCATCTTCAGGGAACGGTAGCCTTGAGATGACATATGCTGCCATCCCCGCAAAACTTACAACGACATCTAGCCCAATCCCTGTCAAAGACTACTTTCAGTCTGCAATTGTTGACTATGTCCTCTATAGGGCGCTGTCCAAGGAGACTGAGAGTCAAGCTGCCATCTCTAAGTCGCAGATGCACTACGGGGCTTTTATCTCTAGCATGAATTCTGATCGACAACCAGCACCGCAGGAGGCTCCTAAGTGATTATAGGGACTGAAAAGTTCACAGGGATTGCCCCCAAGATTGCGTCGCACCTGCTGCCAGACACTGCGGCCTCTGCCGCGAATGACGTAATGATTATGTCCGGGGCTTTATCCCCGTTTGGTGGCAACACCACTGTTGCTGCTGTCACTGTTCAGTCTGACGCTAAAACTATCTATAAGCACCCAATTACAGACATTTGGTATGACTTTCAGGACGTCACCGATATTGTGCGGAGCCCCTTGGCTGATGATGCTTGGAACCGTGTTTACTGGACTGACGATGACGCTGCCAATGTCCCGCTGATGGCTGCGAATGATAATTTTGCTTCATCGTTTGAGCTTGGGTTGCCAGCGCCAAGTAGCGCCCCATCGGTAGCTGTGGTTGGCGCGGCTGGCCCAGATCCCCTTTTAGCTGAAAGTCGGGCCTATCTAACAACTTATGTCTCTGCTTACGGAGAAGAAGGGCCCCCTTCCGCTGCAAGTGTAATTGTTACTGTTTACCCTGACGAAGGGAATACGGTCAATGTTGGCGTGCCAACCGTTCCTACCGGTAACCATAATGTTACTACTGTTCGCATCTATCGAACAAATACTGGGTCTACTGGAACAGAATACCAGCGGGTTGCAGAAGTTGCCGTTGGCTCTGGCACTTACAATGACGCTGTCAGCAGTGACAATCTTGGTCTTGTCCTGCCAAGCGATGGTTGGCTTGCCCCATTAGCTACGATGCAGGGACTGTGTAAGCACCCAGCAGGTTTCTTGGTTGGCTTCGCTGACGATGAGGTCTGCCTGTCAGTCTCTGGGATGCCACATGCTTGGCCCATAAGCCACAGATACGCTGTAGGGGACAAGGTTGTTGGGGTTGCGATATATGGTACATCAATTCTTGTCGTTACCAACAGGTTGCCTGTGATCCTGACAGGGGCCGATCCGTCCTACATGACCATAGAGAAGCTTGAATCTGGCGATGCATGTCTCTCAAAGAGGGGCATCGTTGATCTTGGTTACCATATTATTTATCCATCACCAAACGGTCTGGTTCTGGCTGGTGTTGGCTCTGC